GTACTATGCGTACTCAGATTTGTATAACGAATACATGGATAGACTAGATAGAGTGGAGGAATATGTATGAGCTTAGTATTTAAACCAAAGATCCCTAAAGACTTCTCAGCCTTGTTACCTGTCAAGGTAGTGGAGCCAATTGATCGTAAGTATAAGCCTCGCAGGTGGACGGATGCTGAGAAGGATCAGCTTGTAGAACTACGTGCAATGGGGGTGTCATTCTATGACTGCGCCACCATACTACAACGTGGTCAGTCGGGTGTTGTAGCTATACTAAATGCGTATGAATTGCATGGTGCTATATGGAACCTACGCCAAGCCAGCATAGATAGGATAATGAAATGAGTATCGTATTCAAACCAAAGATAGGTGCCCACCTTCGTAAGTCACCCGACCAAAGAGTTGACAACTTTAGCAAGGAAGAAATAGCGGAGGTCATACAGCTACGGGCTATCGGTACTTCCTATAGAGATTGTGGACGCATCATGGGCAGGGCTAAAGGTAGCATAGGTAGTATGATTAATTACTATAAGCTTAAGGGTGATATTGATGCAGCTAAAGCTTTGATGGTTAGGTGATAAACATTTAACACCTGTGTTATAGTAATATACATTGTTAATTATAAGGGGACAGATATGGTAAGCTGGAAAACTTATGAAAGTGTTAAGAGGGCTTGCGTAAACAATCCCGAATATATAACCATACATAGTGCGTTGGAACTAGAGGACGATCAGGTAGAAGAGATAGCGCAGATAATAATTAAAGAGCATGAGGAAAGAAGTTATCACAAAGAGCATGTAGGAAAAGGCCCACTCAAGAAAGCTAAAAGGTTACGTGCTATAGTAAAGATTAGGCGGTATGCAGATAGTATAAGTACCGAATATGATGATTACTACTGCCTTATGAATGATAAGTTTATGTACTGCCTAGCCACAGGTAGTTGGAGAATTAAGGGTCGTAACAAATGGTATATGTCCAAAAGTCCAGAACACTTTATAGAAAACTATGTAATAAAAGATAACGAATAGGAACACATCATGGAACTCGCACTACTACGAACACTCATGGATAAAGATTTTCATGATAACCACAAGGGTATACGTTGCCCCAATAGTATATTCAGTAAGGAAGGTCGTAAGGTAAAGGCTACCATTGATTCTGCTATTACTACCTACGGCAGGGATGTTACACCTATAGAGGTGGAGGCACTCTTCTTCTCTAAGAACCCTACTCTCACCACAGCACAGAAGGATTCCTATCAAGGTATATTTGACAAGGTAGAGCGTGAGGCTATCATGGGTGTGGACATAGCCAGTGATGTACTGTCCGATATGTTCCGACAACATGTAGGAGAAGAGGTGGCTAACCTTGGCTTTGAATATGTCAATGGTGAACACGGATCTCTTGAACCACTACGTGCTATCCTTGATAACTACAATGAAGACTTCACACCTAACCTATCTGTCGAGTGGGCTGACATTGATATGGATTACCTATTACAGAAGAGTGACCTTGAGGCTCAGTGGACATTCAACCTGCCCACCCTGTCACGTAAGGTGGCTGGTATCAATGGTGGTCACCTTATTATGATAGGTGCTAGACCTGAGACAGGTAAGACTTCAAGCCATGCATCATTCATAGCTGGCCCTAAAGGTTTTGCAGAGCAGGGCGCACAGTGTCTAGTTCTATGCAATGAAGAGGCAGTACACAGGGTAGCAGCACGTTACCTCAATGCATCTACTGGCATGACACTCAATCAGATACGGGATAACCCTTCGTCAGCTACAGCTAAGTATCAGCGTATAAAGGATCATGTTAAGTTCATTGATGCAACAGGCAAGGACATGACATGGGTGGAGTCAGTCATTAAATCCTACACACCTGACGTTGTTGTGCTAGACATGGGTGATAAGTTTGCTAGGCTTAATGGTGCTGCCCGTGAGGACATGATGCTCAAGGCTAACGCTATCTATGCAAGGGACATTGCCAAGCAGTATGGATGTGCTATGTTCTATATGTCACAGCTAAGTGCAGAGGCAGAGGGCAAGGTAATCCTTAATCAATCTATGATGGAAGGTTCCAAGACAGGTAAGGCATCAGAGGCTGACCTCATGTTACTCATTGCTAAGAACCCTGCTCTCAGTGAGGATGATGCTATGGAAGATCCCATGCGTCATATAAACATAACCAAGAATAAACTAACTGGATGGCATGGTAAGGTTACCTGTATGCTTGATGGAAGGATTGCAAGGTATGGAGTTTGAGCAACTGAAATTATTCATAGAGGACATAGAGTTATATGAAGCTCACCCTTCATGTGAGGATACTAAGATATGTTCTAAGTGTATGTATACATTACCTTCATCAGCATTCAGTACAGCCAGTGGGGGTAGTTACCTACGGCCTGAGTGTAAGGCATGTGCATCAACATTAACCAAGGTACGTAAGCAGCTAAGGGAGGTACATGGTCAACCTCCTGAGGGTTATAACTGCCCTGTGTGTTTATGTGATGAAGAGCAAGCAGAAGGTAAGGGAGGTAACGCATCAGCATGGGTACTAGACCATGACCATGATACGGACGACTTCAGAGGCTGGCTATGCCATAGTTGTAACAGAGCATTGGGATGTTTCAATGATGATGTTGCTCGTATGAAGAGAGCCATTAAATATATAAAGGGTAAATTATGATTACTGTATTGGACGTAGAGAACACCACTTGTAAGAGGGATGGTAAGCAACACTTCGATCCCTTTGAGGCAGAGAATGAGTTAGTCATGATAGGTATGCTATCGGAGAGTATGAGTTATTACTCGGATGAAACTGTAGTTACCTTCACTCATTCAGATGAACCGCCTACTTGTAATGGCAAGATAATAACTCAGAACATATTAGATGCTACCACCCTACTGGTCTGTCACAATGCAGTGCATGACCTCACTTGGATATGGGAGTGTGGCTTTAAGTATGAGGGTAAGATATACGACACCATGTTAGGTGAGTACATACTTAACAAGGGTGTAAAGTCCCCACTTAACTTAGGCTTTGTATCTGCACAGTACCAACTGGAAGAGCAGAAGCTGGATACTATGTCTGACTACTGGAAGTCTGGTACATCTACAAAGGACATTCCCTTTGACGAGTTGGACGAGTACCTACGCTACGACTTGCGCTCTACTCTTGGTGTCTACAAGAAACAGATGGATAGGTTTGCTACGGAAGAGAACAGTAGTATGCAGTCTGTTCTTGATATTACTATGGATACTTGCTTTGAACTAGCATTGATCTACAAGCGTGGAATCAAGGTAGACTTAGTAGAGTTGAACAAAGTAAAGACTGAGTTTGAGGAGGAGAGGGCTGCACTATCAGAGGAACTACATGAGTTTGTAGCTGAGTTGATGGGGGATTCACCTGTAAACATTAACTCACCAGAGCAGCTATCAGCATTGGTGTTCTCCCGTAAGCCTGTGGATAAGAAGCTGTGGGCTTTAAGTGTTAACGTATTCATGTCTGACTCTGCATTCAAGGACGCTATGAAGTCTCAGTGTGGCCCTGTCTATAAGACTAAGGCTAGCAAGTGTGTCATATGCAATGGCACTGGCATGGTTCAGCATCTTACTAAGAAGGGTACGCCCCGTAAGAACAAGAACATCTGCAAAGAATGCAATCGAATGGGCTATACCTTAAAGAACACTAGGGAGTTGGCAGGTCTTAAGTTCACACCACCCAAGGCTACATGGGCTAGTGCTAGTGGATTCAGTACAGGTAAGGGAATACTTGAGACACTAGAGGCTACAGCTAGAGGCAAGGGCATGGAGCGTGAGGGTAACTTCTTGAAGAAGCTTCGTAGACTTAACGCTATTGAATCTTACCTGTCCTCCTTTGTAGGTGGCATAGAGAAGTACACTAAGGCAGATGGTATGCTACATGTACAGTTAACTCAGCACATAACATCGACAGCTAGACTGTCGGGTCGTAATCCTAACATGCAGAACATGCCTAGAGGTGGTACGTTCCCTGTTAAACGTGTGTTCATATCACGATGGAAGGGTGGCAAGATAATGGAGGCTGACTTCGGACAGCTAGAGTTTCGTGTAGCTGCGTACCTATCTCAGGATAAGGTAGCTATCAAGGAAGTCATTGAAGGATTTGATGTACACCAATACACGGCTGACATTATAACCAATGCAGGACAGGCAACAGGCAGACAGAATGCTAAGATGCATACCTTCGCCCCGTTGTATGGAGCATCGGGCTATG